CATCAGGACGTTCACAATCTCCGCCGGGGTGGCAATGTGGGTGTCCGGTGAAAGCGGGGTGACGACTTCCCGGCCCTGCCGGTCGGTGTGCAACAGCCAGCGCTGGCCGTGATCGCCCACGGGAACGGTGAAGGTCAGGGTCTTGGTCGGCACCGGTGGGGGCAACGCGGCGCGCTGGGCGTCCACGCTGTCCAGAAAGACGCGGATGACGCGCAGGTGAAATTCCGCCGATATCCACGCGGCATAGGCAATCACCAACTCGCGGCAGGCGTAGGTATTTCCATTGCGGCCTTTGGTGGTTTGCAGGAAAAGGTGCAAATCTGCACCTTTTGCCATTTCCGCAATCAGCGACTTGGTTTGCTCATTGCGCAGAAAAAATGCGGGTTTGTAGTTTTCTTCCCCACCGCTGGCCTTGTGCAGGTCATTGAGGGAATACAGACCATCGTGCTGATGGATTTGGACGCTGCCAATCGAGATGTTGGCAGGAAGGGTTGCGGTGTTCATAAAAACGCTCCTATGCGAGACTTGAATAAGCCAAGCGGGAACGTTTTGACGCGCAACCCGCCTGACGGCCGGGAGGTTCAAAACTCGTGCATAGTCGAGCGGACTTCTTCCCCTTGCGGGTGTTGTATCCGTCACCCTCCCGGCCATAAACAGCAATGACACGGGCGCAAAAAAGCCGCTGCTGACGGGTGCGGATACCGCTATGCAATCGGAGTTTTGACGCTCCATCCCTCTCGGGACGCAGGCAGTATTGCGCAATGTTTGGCGGGTGTCAAGGGGCGGTTCCCCCTCCGGGCCAAGGGGTATGATGCAGATTCCACTCAACATCAGACCCGAAGGGGAAACCATGAACGAAACAAACGACATCGAGCAGCGTGTTCTCATGTTGGAGCGCGAGTTAATCCATGTCCTTGAGGCGCTCACAGAATTGACGAAAAGAACCGCCGGTGTGGATGGTGAGGAAACGACCCGCTGGCGAATCAATGCCGAGGCCGAAATCGCGGTATTGGAGTTGGTCGTGGAGGCGCTCATTTCGAATCACCCGAATCTTGCGGCGGTGAAGGGGGTGTTTGATCAGGTGTTGATACGTGATCTGGACAATTTTGTGGAGATCGGGTTTGTAGACCGCCTTCCGGTGGAATCTGCGCGCGAGGTGAAGGAACGGATGAATCACCATGCGTGGATGTGGCGGAAGCGGTTGGAGCGTTAATGCGGGCGTGTTCCCATTGCTGCCAAAACGCCTGCCATTGACGGGATTTTTCGCGGCTGGCGCGCATGGCGGCATCCAGTTCTGCGAGCAGGGCATCGATCTGTTTTTGGTGGTTTGAATTGCGCATGGTTTGGCGGGTGTCAAGAGGCGATGTATGTTGCACACCCCGACCGCCCCAGAGCCGAACGGCTGTTGAAAGAGCGGCTGGACGATGCCCGCAAAGTGCTGTCAGAGCATGGACGCGACATGCTTAATCACCCCGCCGAGGGATTGATACAAAGGCTATGGACATGGCCACCGAGAGCGCATCCCTGATCCGGTAATCGGCATCGGAGATGGCCATGGGCTGATTGGTGTCGAAGAAGTCGTAGCGCCGGGCCTGTTCCATCAGCAATTGGTGCACGCGTTCAACCAGTGCGTGCCAGTTGCCCGCGTCTGCTTGATCGCAGCAGCATTCGGTGCTCTTCGTGGCTTGGGTACTGCGGATGATGGTCATGTCATGCGGCCTGTGCGAGTGCGCCGGCATCGGGCGGGGCGAGGTCGTAAATGGCGAGCTTTTGGTCTTCGGTCAACTGGTATTTGCTGGAAATCATGGTGATTATCTGCTCCGGGATTTTCTTGCCAGATTCAAGCAAGTCCTGCCATTTGGGCAGTTCTTTTGTGAACTCTTCCGGCGACAATTCAGGACGTGACGGGGGCGTGGCATGGGTTGCATTGCCCGCCTGTTCAAACCAATCTGACGGGCTGCTCATGCCATCGCGGAGGCTGGCGTAAACCTTTTTCAAATGCACCATTTGCGCCGGGCGGATGGCCTCAATCCGGCATTGAATCCGTTTTTCTATCTGCGCTTTTGTGACCTGAAATGCTTCAAAGGCGGTGAGCATTTTCTTGACTGCTTCAGGGCCGGTATCGGCGCTGGTTTTCAGCGTTTTTTCGCACTGGCTGACGGCAGCTTCAATCACGTCGCCCGGAATCACGCCAAGAATGCAGGCGCGCAGGCGGCGTGCGCCCTGGTTGGCGGTGATTTCGTAAATATCGCGCGGGTCTGTCAGGGCGCGGCTTCCATTTTTCGTGTGCCGAAGATGAGCAACCTGAAAGACCTTGACTTGCCGGGTATTGGTTTCAATATCCCATGCGTAGGCTTCTACGGTGGATTCGCCGCTGCGCTGTTCCAGTTCACGGATGCCAAACTGGATATTGCCCCAGGCTTGTGCGGCGACTTCTGCAAGGCGAATGGAGGGGCCGGTAATATCAGAACCGCCTCGGGCATAGGTGTACAGCGCGCCTTCGGCCAGACTGGGCCGGGTGCAGGCGGTCAGGATGCGGTCCATCGCGGTCACAGGGTCGCGCGGAAAGCGTTTGGCAATCACCATTGCGGCTTGCACTTCGGCAATTTCCCGTTGTTGGCTGGATTCGGCCAGTGCGTTGTGGGCAATGCTGCCGTTTCCGGTGCGGACAAACGGGTTATGAATCACAGTGGATTCGCTGGTCGGTGCGGTGCTCATGCAGGGTTCCTCGATTGAAAATGGGTGATGGTGTTGAACTTGAGGGTATCGCGTTGGTGCCAGTAGGCGCGCCATTGGCGTTTGATGGCGTCGCCGCGCACGCGCAGGCGGGACCAGGTGGTGGGGGTTTGGGTCAGCATCGGTAATGCTTTGCGATACCAGGCATCGAGCCGGTCGCGGTTGCTGGGGCGCTCGTGGATGCTGGTGAACTCGGGGAGTGCGTGCATGTCAGGCTCCTTCGGCTTCGGCAAGGCGTTGCATGTCGGCCAGGGCGGTTTCGTTGCTGACGTAAAAGTCAGGGATGCGCTCAAGTTTTGGGTCGCTGGCTTGATAGATCAGGGCGGCGGCGGCGGACGGGCCATAAACACCTTCCAATACGCGCCCACCCTCCCCGGCAAGATGAATCACCCAGCCTGCGCGGCAGTGGGTGGTGCCGCAGGCATCGGTCTTGTGCCATAGACGCATGTCCAGCGCGTCGGGTTTGCTGGCAGCGGCGTGCACAGCACGATGGATGTGGTCAATATGCGGTATCCAGCGCGGCAGGTCGGTACCGCGCAGGTTGGCACCGCACAGGTTGGCACCGCACAGGTTGGCATTGCGCAGGTCGGCATCGTGCAGGTTGGCACCGCACAGGTTGGCACCGCACAGGTCGGCACCGAACAGGTCGGCACCGAACAGGTCGGCATCGTGCAGGTCGGCACTGCGCAGGTCAGCATCGAACAGGTTGGCATCGTGCAGGTTGGCATCGTGCAGGTTGGCACCGCGCAGGTTGGCATCGTGCAGGTCGGCATCGAACAGGTTGGCACCGCGCAGGTTGGCACCGCGCAGGTCGGCATCGCGCAGGTCGGCATCGTGCAGGTTGGCACCGCGCAGGTTGGCACCGCGCAGGTCGGCATCGCGCAGGTTGGCACCGCGCAGGTTGGCACCGCGCAGGTTGGCACCGCGCAGGTCGGCATCGCGCAGGTTGGCACCGCGCAGGTTGGCATCGTGCAGGTTGGCACCGCGCAGGTCGGCACCGCGCAGGTCGGCACCGCGCAGGTCGGCATCGCGCAGGTCGGCATCGTGCAGGTTGGCACCGCGCAGGTTGGCATCGCTTTTCATGGCCTCCAGCACCACCCATCCCAACTGGTTTGATGATGGCGCATTGGCAATGTCCTCGGGTAATTCACATGAGAACAGAATGTCCTCGTTGGCTTTGTGTTTGATGTCAAGTTTCATGTCAGGCTCCGGTGCGGGCGGGACGGCCAAACAGGGCGAAACTGCCCTGGCTGGTTCTGGACGGGACGGCGGGTTTGAGGCCCAAACGTAATGCGCTGCTGGCGGCGCTCTGGTTGAGGTGGCGAAGGCACGCGGACACGATGGTCAGTTGCTGCTCGTGGGTCATGTTCAGATCGGCAGGGGACTTCATCAGGACGTTCACAATCTCCGCCGGGGTGGCAATGTGGGTG